CTGATTCGCAAGGTTATCAAAGGCCGCAAGCTTATGCTTGAGCCTATAGAATTAGACCAGCTCGACAGGCTGAAAGATACCGTAACAAGCGATAAAGGCCCGCGCATTGTTGGCGGCAAAGAGCTAGACGAATACAACAAGCCGGTTGCTTATTGGATTAAAAAGCGCTTTCCGACGGAGCTTGACGTTGCATCTGAAAAGGTGCCCGCGTCAGAAATAATTGATATTTATGACCGTGATAGAGCCAGCAGCATTGGCGGCATTAGTCGTCTTGCGCCCTCTGTGCTTAACTTTCATAATATTGGCAAGTATCGCGCCGATACAATGTCACTGGCACGCACAGCATTGGGCTTTGGCGTGTTTGTGCAGACTGAGTTCCCTGAAGATTATTTTGGCTCAACTACTGAAACCGACGAAAACGGTCGAGAATATGACTACGTTACACCAGGCGGTATCCATTACCTTCGGCCTGGAGAGAAAATCAACACAGTTAAGCCTGAGAACCCCGGCACACAATACGAGCCTTTCTTGCGCTCTGAGCTTAGATCGGCTTCTGTTGGCGCTGGCATGAGCTATGAGAGCGTCAGCAATGACGGTTCACAGACTAACTTCAGCGGTAGTCGTCAGATGATGCTATTTGAGCGAGCGCTAACCCGCTACACCTTCGCCATATTTGAAGAAAAGTTTTATAGCCGAGTATACCGCTGGTTTATAGAGTTTGAAAAGGATTTTGGCAAGCTGTTGCTTGCTATGCCTGATTACGAGAACGACCCAGGCAGATACTTACGCTGTGCATGGTCGCGCCCTAAGACCGAATGGGTAGACCCTTTGAAAGATGCAAAGGCAGCACGTGAAGAAATATCTATGGGCGTTAATACGCTCACAGAATTTTGCGAAAACGCTGGCCGCGACATTGAAGAAGTGGTAGCGACCCGCAAGTATGAGAAAGACCTGTTTGAAAAAGCCGGTATTTCTTCCGATATATTCCCGTCTGAATCGGTAGTTGAAGCCGTTCCAGCGACAGAGAAACCAGATGACAATGGAGATGATAAAGATGCCGAATAAGAACATGAGAAAAGCGCCCGCCGGTATACCGACAGGGTTAGCTACAAGGGCTAATATTGCTGTTAATCCTTCGACCTTTCGCGAGGCTGACAATAGCGTTGAATTTATTCTAGCAACAGAAGAACCCGCAATGGTGTGGGATTGGCAGCGGTTTGAAGTGGTAAAAGAAATCATCACATCTGATGGCGTAGTGTTGCCAAAGAATAGACAGATACCGCTTGTGGACAGCCATGACAGAAGCACTATTGAGAACATTCTCGGCAGCGTCAGAGATATTAAACAGGAAAATAATCAGGTTATCGGCAGGCTTTATTTTGCTGCTACCGAATCAGCTCAGAGGGCACTCGCAATGGTGCGTGATGGTCACATCGACTCTGGATCGGTTGGCTATGAACAGCAAGATAGCGCATGGATACCTGACGGTGAAAGCCTTGTGAACAATGGCCGAAGCTTTTCCGGGCCTGTATTGCTGACAAAGAAATGGGCGCTTAAAGAGTTTTCGCTTGTGGCTATTGGCGCAGACCCTAACGCTAAGGCCCGTGAAGAAATTGTAACGATCAGCCGTGAGGCTGTTGACCAAATTGACAAGGAGAAAATATCAATGAATCCTATCATCACCCCCGAACAGCCCACGACCGTTGACGTCGAGGCAATCAAACGCGAAGCCCTGCAAGCTGAACAGCTCAGAGCTTCAAAAATCATGGAACTGTGTAGCCGTCACGCTTGCACCGACATGGCCGCTGAAATGGTCAGAACCGGCGTAAATGTTGAAGTTGCTCAGGACAAAATCCTTGATGCAATCGCAGCTAGAACCGTTGCCCTTTCTACCGCCCGCCCTTCCGATATTTCTATCGGTAAAGAAGCTGGCGAAAAATTCCGCGATGCAGCTTCGGATGCCATCATCATGCGCTCAGGTATGCGCGTTGCTAAGCCTGCCGACGGTGCCGAACAAATGCGCGGCCTTTCGTTTACCGACATCGCCCGCGAATGTCTGAACCTTAAAGGCGAACAGACCAGCCGCATGAGCAAAGAAACCCTTCTCCAGCGTGCCCTTGCCGTATCCGACTTTCCGAGTATCCTTGCAAACGTAAGTAACAAGGCCGTAATGATCGGTTATCAGGCAGCGCCGCAGACATGGAGAGCATGGGCGAAAATGGGAACCCTGCCAGACTTTAAGGCAGCTCAGCGCGTGCAGCTCGACGATGCACCCGATATGGTTGCTACTCCTGACGGTGGCGAAATTCAGCAGGGCGTTATAGGCGATAAAGGCGAAAGCATCAGTCTTGTGAACTATGCAAGAAAGCTCGTTATCACCAGGCAGGCTCTTATCAATGATGATATGGGCGTATTCAATACCATCTTCAGAGCTTTCGGTTATCGTGCCGCAAACCTGATTGAAGCTACTGCATACGGTATCCTGATTAATAATGCTCTGATGGCTGACGGCTTTGCACTGTTTTCAACCGATCACACCAACCTTGCTGGAACCGCTGCTGTTGTTAGCTCGACCAGCGTAAACCTGCGAGAAATCGACATGATGAACCAGACCGCGCCACAGGGCACGAAGCTTTCAATCATGCCACAGTTCTTGATCGTCGGGCCAAAGAACAAAATCGCGGCCTCTATCCTCTGCAATTCAGCCTCTAACTCTGACGCTACCCTGAACAGCGGCGTTATCAATCCTTTCGGCGATCTTACACCAATCGTTTCAGCTCACATGGGCCAGAAATGGGTATTGAGTGCCAACCCCAACCAGATTGATACCGTTGAAGTTGCCTTCCTGAACGGTAAAGACACTCCAACCCTTTACCAGAACGAAAACGTTGGCGACATTCTCGGCAGAACCTTTGTTGGCTATATCGACATAGGCGCGGCTGCACTTGAGTTCAGAGGCCTCCAGTATAACGCTGGAACATGATCTAAGCCTAACTAACTCTGAGGGCGGGAAACCGCTCTATACTTTAAAAATGGAGAATTAAAATGGACAATCAAGTATCTGAAGGTAAAACCGTGACCTTTGTTGCAGCTAAAGATATTGTAAAAGACGAACTGGTTCACCTGGGTGGCGGGCTTTGCGGCATAGCCGTAAATAACGTTGCTAATGGTGCTACTGGCGTCGTTCAGCTCGACGGCGTTTACACTGTTCCTAAGGTTGGATCAACCGCTATTGCTCGCGGCGTAGCTCTGAAGCTCGGCACAGCAACTAATACCGTGGCTACCGCTTCAGCTGGCACAACCGTAAATAACTACCTGCTCGCCCGCCCTGTCGTTGCCTCTACAACCGCTTCAACTACTGTGCAGATCAAGCTCGGCTAACGTGAAATCCTACGGGCTGCTTGACGCTTTTGATCCTGTATTTGCCAGAACGTTCACCTGTTTCTTGCCTCCGCCCTATGACACGGCCTATGAAACCGAACTAAAAGTAAATGCTGCAATAGATCAAGCGGCCCGTAATTCTAAACGACTCAGAAGGTTATTAAGGCGAAAATATGACCACATTTAAGCAGGCACTAGCGGCAGACGTAGCAAGCGTTTTTATGAACGCAAGCGAGTTTGGCGAATTAGCCGTTTATCTTTCGCCCGCTGGCGTTAGCACTGCTAATGTTGGCGTTGTCGTGGCATTGCAAAGCTTTATTCAAGAGTTCACGAACATTGCCGGTATGGGCGCTACTATCGTTATATCAAGAGCAAACTTATCTTCTGTTGAGATACATGGCAAAATCACCGTCACCGATGGCACTTTTATTATTCAGCAGATCATAAGCAAAGATGCTGACACCTTCACCTGCAGCTGCTTAGGCGATGCCAGGATTAGCCCTTCAGGAATGAGGCAATAATGTTTGAAATAACACTACAGCCTAACTTCGGTGCCGGTGCCAGCGAGATAGAGAGGCTTATAGCTCAGACTATTGGCGCTAATCCTGCTGTTGCTGCTGTATATGCTGCACAATCATTAGACTTTATCAATAAGGCAAAAAAAGGCGCGAGTGATAGCGATAGAAGTATCGGCAGCAGCGGCAACAGAAGCGTTAGCAACTAACAATGTGCCAGCGGTGTTTGCAATCTCATCGGCAACGGCGCTTGAAACATCAAGACCATCAAGAATGCCGTTAATGTATGCCTGGGGGTTAGCAGCAGGGCGACTGTTAATCATTTTACCAGTGCCAAGCAGATAAACTCTGTTAGCGTAGGTTTCGCCGTTGTAGCTATAAGAAGCCTGTTTAGTAAGTGCTAGGCCGGTAGTAGCTGAACCATCGTTAAAACTCAACGATACCTTTGCTGACTTGCCGGTCTGTGGCGTGGTTGGAACTTGCATGCGGGTTCTCCTTAGATATGTTTAGAAATTGTCCATGTTCGGCCAGCAACCCAGCCGGGAAACTCTGCTATCAACAGGCTAGTGCCTTGTTCATTCGTATAGGTCATATTCAGTTGTGTTGCGCTAGTTGTGACTGCTGCCTCAATAGCGGTAAACACAAGGTCTGATAAATCTTCAATCAAACTGAAGCCACTTATCTTCTGTTGAGATACATGGCAAAATCACCGTCACCGATGGCACTTTTATTATTCAGCAGATCATAAGCAAAGATGCTGACACCTTCACC